CATAGCATTCTCAAATTGTGGCCTAAGACCCATGTTAATCATATTTTGGAATAATGGTTGCCGTTGAAGATTATATTGTTGCTTCATAGCTGCAAGATTAGATTCTAAACCGGCTCCAGCTTGACCTAATGCTTGTTGAAATCCAGAACTTCGTTGCCCACCGCCCATCGAAGTGAAACGTTCTGCAAGCGATGGAATAGTATTTTGTTGGAATCCTTCACGCGCTTGTTGCTCTATTGGAGCAAAATCAAATTGTCCCATGCCAGCAAGACCCTGTTGTAATAATTGACTCATAATATTTTGTTGCTCAGGAGTAACTGTAGACATTTGTTGTACATGCTCTGGACTTCCCATTAACATTGACATAAGAGAATCTAAAAAAGAATTTTGCTGTCCATAGGGCTGCATATTCGATTCATAAACTTGATTTGCCATTCTCGCCTTTCTTTTAATATCCGTATTATCATTGATAGAGTACCACTATCAACTTCTAAAAAGAAAGAAGACTATGCCTACCTATAACCAACAAGCAGAACCAGGACAATTTTTACAAACAACTAACATTTTTGATGTACAATCTTTATTCGAGATGGATGTTAATAGCAAACAATTTAAAGAATTTATCGCTAAATTAAGCGATTCTATCAATAATATTGTTCAAGCAGTAAATCTTAAAGATACAGGCATCTACGATCAACGTGAATTTGTGTGTGGCCAAATCTATTATCCCAATCCATTATTAAATTCATCTACCGCTCAAAAACCAACATGGCGACAAGTATTCCGACGAGAAGTCACCTCTCCAGCTGCATTACCGGATACAAATATAGTGTCAGTTGCTCATGGTATTACGATAACTGATACATTTACCTTTACAAGAACATATGGAATTGCAACTAATACAGCACTACATACATGGATACCATTACCTTATGCATCAACTACAGGCAATATAGTTGAACTATGGGGCGATGATCTTAATATAAATATACGCACCAACTATGATGCTAGTGCGTATAATGTTGTCTATACAATTTTAGAATATATTAAGAACTAACCTTGAAGCCGTGTTGTTGTTGGCATTGCATAAATAGCCATGGCATTAAGTACAAAATCAGACAATGATATAGATGATACAGCCATTTGAGTATCATTATAATATATCCTTAATTGAACTGATTCGCCCTCAACTTGAAAATATAATGGATGCCAAAATTGATCTTGGAAATCTTCAATAGGAAAAACTATATTCCCAGCTGTATCATAATAAGGAGATAAATCTAATATTCCAGAACATAAAGCAGCACCAGTAGCAATACCATCTTGAATCATGGACAAATCACTATAGGAAGGCCAGCAATCAACTTGAATTTGTGGATTATCAACTTTTGTTTCAGTAGGTGACATATAATCAACAAGGAAATCGACTTTAGACACAGAGGCATTGCGTACTTGCTTGGAATAAAAATTATATTGTTTTGTTTGTATATCAATACGTGATACTAATGTTAAAGTTCCAGCGCCTAGATAAACTCCGACCATAGGATTATAGGCTGGAGGCAATATTATTGTAAATGTATCTTTATCAATAGGATTAACTTGGAATATTCCACCATTTAAGTTGACAATACCCAAACAATTTTCAACAAGCACGAAATCACCATTATAAAGATTATGGTCAACGCAGGTAACAATATTAGTTAGAGGATCCATATTTATAATTGAAAGTACAGGAGCATTCCGTGGATTATCATTATCAACAATAAAAGTAAATCCTTCTTGATTGCCAGCAATAATAAGTTTAGGATGCGTAGCAAGCTGTCCCGTATTCCATGGATCAGTTACATTTTGCCATTGTTCACCGATTTGGGCCCATGTGTTGCCGTCTTGTTGCTCATAATAACCAAACGCAGTTATATTATCATCATTTGTAGCCCATGATGCTGTTAAATAATTATAAACAAGTACAGTATTAGGATATTTATATGTATCATATTGAACACGCGATACATCGGGGTAACTCCAATAAACCATCGTATTGAAATAATCACGTATTCCGCAAACTCTACGGATGCCTTCTTGCGCATTGTTAATATAAAAAACTTGTTGTGGTATCTTATCATCTATACGTTCAACCTGGTTACCATTACAAGCACAAATACCAACATTTCCAATAGATAATATAACTTTATCAAATGGTATCTGTGAAAAAGTAGATTGAGCGCCAAGCTCAGTATTGAGATTGTACCATCTAAAAGGTAAAGATTCATTGCCAGTATATACAAGTTCCCATGTACTACTTTCAAAACAAACAATTAGTCTATCATGTAATATTTGAGCAGTAACAATAATCTCTCTTGTAGGAGCATCAATCCAACCGCCTCGACCAGGAATATCTTCACGCCATGCAACAATAGCAGCACCACCAGCTTGATCTAATGGAGATCCATTTTCGCACCATCGTGCACGATTGCAATGTATACGAGTACCGCCATCATTCTCAATAGTATTAAGAGCTATAAGACGGTCCTTAAAAGTCATAAGAATACGGGCGCTTTCAAGTGTATGACCGGCAGCATTGACTTGTGGATTAATAGAAGTCCATATTGCTCCATCCCAATATTTAATTTGATCTGCTGCATTATTATTAACAATAAATAAAAGATTAGAGTAGGCTTGATCTCCCTGCCATGTTGCACCCCAATAAAAATTAGTATCAGTCCCCGTCCAAACTGCTGTTCCAGCGCGGACCCAGAAACCACCGGAAAATTGATAAGCGAATTGAGTATCAAATGCTATTAATGGATTATTATTTACAGCACCCGTTTCATATGTAGTAAAACTCATAACAGGTGTACTTGGATAAAAATAAATAGGAGAACTTGCTGTAGAACCTGTGATAGTAAATTCCCCAGTAGTTATATTGAAAGTACCGGCACCAGCAGTCGCGAGCATATTGTGAACGCCAGGAGTACCATCAATAACTGTATACATTTCATCGCCAACAGAAAACATTTGTCCTAATGAAAATGTAGCCCCAGGAACAACTCCAACAGCATTACCAAGTGCATTAGTGCTTGAATTAAATGGATTAAAATATACATCAGTGCTTACAGGACCTCCAACTATTACGAATGCACCTGTTGTTACATCAAATGTCCCAGCACCCATCGTAGCGAACATTGGTTGCGCGCCAGGCAATAAAGAGACAATAGTATATGTTTCTGCACCTACGGTGAATGTTTGGCCAAGAAAATAATATGCATATGCAGGATTCCCTGCGGCGGCACCAGTTATATCAGTCGAGCCGCAGGCTATAGGAGCGATCGCTGTTATTGTTGTATTAAGTCGCGTATAAAGTTGTCTAAGGCCTTCATCAACAGAAGTATTCATAACTTTAGAACCAAAACGTTTACGAATTCTGCCACGAAACGGATACGCATTTTTTAATTTCGAATAAGCAGTATCAGATATTAACCATGGTTTAAGATCTGTCTGTTGACCATCACCTAAAGGAGCTATGAGAAATCTATCCATCATATTCCTTTATAATCCAATGGACATCCAAAAAACAGTTGATGCAATATTGTTACCAGCAAGAGTTGTAGTCTGAACTGAAAATTGAGCAGCTGTAGTTGCAGTAATATATACACAACGGCGCAATGTACCAGCTGATCCGCTTGCATCGAATATTGAGGCCGTAACATAAGGGAGATTTATATACGCAGGACCTGTCAGTGTAGGTATGATCCCATCAGCGAAAGCTTGCGTATATGTTCCTGCAGCATTTGTAAGAAAGCGGCCGAACTTCAATATTAACCCAGAGGGTAATATAGTATAACCAGTAGCAGGTACTGCTCCTCCTGCGCCAGGACTATAGGCTGTGAAAGGTATTCCTGCTGCAGCTGCTGCATTATTGCGCCGTACAAATAATTCAGTAGTATTAGATGATGCGTAGGTCATATTATACAAACCAAATTCTGTGGCTGTAAAAGCAACGGGTGCTGCCGCTTGCTGCGGAAATGTTACAACATTATGTTTTCCTACATTTGCTGCAGCATTAAATGTAACATGATTAACACCAAAATCAGCTTGTAATTGTATAAAGTTATTAAGAATCTGACCTTGAGACGCATTAATTCTATCAGTAGCTTGTGGAATATTGGCATTATATGGCATTATATTTCCTTACTGGTTATTTCCAAAGTAGCCAAAACCGCCATAAGGCCAGTTGGCATTGCCTTCGGTGAACAACGTTGCAACACGTTGATTAGTTAACTGTACAATTGTTCTACGCATGACGAATCTTTCTTGCGCCTTAAATTCAGGTTCTATTAATTGTACTGATTCCAAATCCATACGATCCTGGAATACCTTGCGGCTTGCCCCATATGCTATATACTGTGCCCATTGCTGCAATTCAGGCTCTTGAGCTAAATTTGTCGAGAGGAGTTCTGTAGGTTGTACATAGACTTCAAAGGAAACTTGATAGACTTGATCAGGTACAGGCCTAAGAACAAGTGTATCATCGAATTCTAACATAGCTTGAGGCAACGCACACACCGTAGGGACACATTGTGTAAATATCTGTTTTCCGGCTGCTGGCGCTACTGGAAATGTTACACTAAATGCACCAGTGACATAATTCACATAATTAACAGGATCTTGAGCGACAAGAGATGTAGGCGCTGCATTAGGTACTGCAAGATTGCCATATGTAGGAAATGTTGGAGCATTAATAAGTGGAACATCGTGCATGACTATACCATTATTATTGGCGTCAATAGAATTAAAGACTACAAAGTTTCGTACAATACATTGATTTGGGACCGTCGCAACTGCAGGAGAAACGGGACTTGTAATTGGCAGTGTACCAGTAAAATTAGTGATAACACCATCGCCGAGCGAAGGTAATGCATTAATCGATTGTACTTGTGGATACAATCCATAAAACTGATCACGCGACTGTGTAAAGAATCTCTTAAAACCAGCTATATAGAGTGGTTCATGAATTGTAAGATATCTATTTTTAAAGTTATAAAAGGGATTTGTCTCATCAACAGTCTCGGTAGTTGATCCCAAAGGATATGAATCAACATATGGTGTAGTATAAAAAGTAAAAGTCTTCCGAAGATTAAATAATCTTAATGCTTCAGGAAGATCATATAGAAGAAATGTATTAACGTAATTATTTATTTCATTATCAGATAACTGATTAGCAGAAGTAGCTCTAACAAGTCTACGTACTTTAGTATATATATTTTGCAATGTGCTATAAGGTGCTGGCATTATCTAACCCTTTTTTAAGGCAAAATGTTATTCGGCAACACATTTCTCGTTGCTTGCCATACTACCAAGCTATTTTCACCAATAGGTACTACTTGAGGACTTTGCGGTGTACTTGCTGGTATGACAAATGTATCATACTCCAATGAGTTAATTGGAAGCGAGAATTGTGTAGCATTAATTCGGGTAATTTGACCTTGTTGCCCATTAAGTTGCATCATGCCATAATTTAATGGTATATCTATACGTACTATGAGACCATCTTGGTAATTGTGGTTAAATGTTGTTGTTATGGTTGTGACATTGCCTTGTGCGATAGCTGCAATTTCTCTCATAGCTGGTTGATACATCGGATTTTGTATAGGACTAATAGACATGATATCCTCATTTTAAACAATAGCTGTTTCGTTAGAAACCTCTACAATTTCCGATGGTTCTTCTAGTTCATTAATATCAAGAAATTCGAGTGATTGGAACCCATATCGACGTATTTTACGTACTACTTTCATTCTCTGACCATCAGGCGAATAGGCTCCAACCAAACCTTTTTCGCCAGGAACAAAAGCATATTCTGGATACCAGCCACTTTTATTAAGATGTTTAGCTATACCCAAAGGCAACGTATATACTTGTCCATCAACGAGAGCAAATTGCTCAATAGGATCCTCTTTATATGCCTTATAACAGAAAGAAAGGGTAGCTCCAGGCGCCTCATAGAATCTGAAAATGCCTTTAACTGGTTCCCTATCTTTATCGCGTTGGTACTTAATATTAACTTTAGATTTAGTTTCTTTCTTGTCAGTTTTAATTGTTCCAGAGTCTAGATTTGCCATGTTCTTCCTTTTTTAAGAAGAGGGGGCCATTGTGCGACCCCCTGCACTTCATTACATATTCCAAGATTTCCCAGCT